GTCGTAAACGTGGCGGTAATATAAAATAAAATATATAAAAATGAATACAAAAAAACCTAAAAAAAATTCTGCTTTACTTAAAAAATTTAAAGTACATAAAATGTATAGCAAAACGGGAATAGTAAAAATAGCTAAGACAATGGCCGATCATAACAGACTTAAAAAACTAGGTTACAATCACACACCGAAAAAGAAAAAATAATGCCTTATAGAAGCGATGATCAAAGAAAAGCTGTATGGGCCAGCAAAAATGAAAGAGCTGCT